TTTGGGAACTCATGCGATCTTTCTCCTTGCGTGAATAATGGTAATATGATACCACAACACGTTTCATACCATTCTTTACAGGTACGATATTCACATCTATGTTATTATCTGTCATATTATTATTGTTTTATGTATTATACAAATACAAAGAGCGCATACCTTCACAGGCCGGCGCTCCTTTCAATAAAAATGAAAAAACTAATATTACATAAACATATTGTTTTCTACTCTTTATTACAATACTTTTGTTCCGCAATTATTATATCTTCCGTACTCTTTTTTCGTATCATTCAAGATTTCTAAAACCATCTTCTTGTGATCTTCGTTTGGTAACCTATCCTTAACAGCCGATATTACGCCCGCTATAGACGTAAAGCCTGAATCTGTTATTGAACACAGCAACACGCCTCTGTCGGCTCCGGTGCTTATTGCTGACGCCTTTATAATATCATTCTTATATATTCTCATAACTTTTTTGTTTTATTGTTTGTGAGATGCCCAGAATCGAACCAGGACCGGCACATACGCACCGGCACGCCGCGTCATCCCCTCTATGATGCAGAAATAGGCATGCCTATCCTCACGAACCGACATGCCAAAACCCAAAACTTAATTTGATGAATAAAATAGATTAACAAAAATACTATTCTAATTCTTTTATAATATCTTTCACAATATTCAGCCTTACCTCCTTCGTTTCTGGACTAATACAACCAAACCACCCATAAAACTTTCTTGTTTCCTCTGGTTCTGTGGCCATACTTATCTTCTCCTCCAATTCCGGGAAATATATTCTCACCATTTCGTCTGAACGAAACTCATAGATATTTTTATGTGTTTTGAAATACATAAACACTACATTTCTTAACGCAACACATATGTATTCCCCATCCTCTAACCTATCAATCATCTCATATACCTTTTTCCATATGAATAATCGCTCTTCTTTTGTAAACATATCCTTCTTTATTTTTATGGTATTATTTGACTGTATGCAGACTTTTCCATGTACACAATATTATGCTCCTGTCCAAATATCTTCTTTGCCACCTCTTTCTTTATCGCACAATATCTCCCTGTACGATACGGATTCTTTTGATCTGATCCATCCTCGACTTCGATAA